GCAGGGGGGAGCCGGGCAGAACGGCCCCATGGGCCCGCCAGGCGAGCGCGGCGAAACCGGATTGACCGGCCCGCGCGGCGCCGCGGGCGCCGCCGGCGAGCGCGGTCCGTCGGGTCCGATGGGGCCGCAAGGCGAAGCCGGGGAGCGTGGCTTTGGCGGTGCTGCCGGCCCGCGCGGCGAGGCCGGCCCCCAAGGCGCGGCGGGACCTGCGGGACCGCCAGGCGCGCCGGGCCTGCGCGGCGAGCCCGGGGCCGCCGGCGCGGCGCCGGAGATCGCCTTGGGCGTCGCCGAATCCGCCGGGCTTACGGCGCGCGATCTCGCCCGCCTCCGGGTGCGCGACATCGTCATCGACGGGCAGCATGCGCGCCTGCTCGTGCTCGACTGAGGGAGAAGAAATGGCCGTGCAATTGAGCCGCACCGGCGCCGCCAAGGCGCGCGCCCTCATCGCCGACGGACAGTTCGACGACAAGGCGGCCTGGAGCTTCTCGGCCGCCGACGGCGACGCGCTGCTGGGCGCCAAGGGCGACGACTGGGCGAATTACGCGGCGTTCCACTTGGGCGAGGACACCGCCGCCACCGACAAGACCAAGGCGCGCTGGAAATATCCCTTCGGCAAGGCGGGCAAGGTCTATGGCGAGGCGCTGCGCGCCATCCGCTCCCGGGCCGCGCAGGAAGGCGCCAATGCCGTCTATGCCGAGGCGGGCAAGCTCCTCGACCTCGTCAAGAAGGGCAAGTCGGCCGCCGCCGCGTCGGGCTACCGCGTCCTGCGCAACGCCGCCGCCGCGAGCGCCGAGATCTATATCTACGGCCCGATCGGCGCCTCGATGTGTGGCGACGGCATCACCGCCAACCGCTTCCGCACCGATCTCCAGGCGCTGGGCACGGTCAAGACGCTCGACGTCCGGCTCAATTCCGAAGGCGGCGATGTCTTCGACGGCAAGGCGATCTACGCGCTGCTGGTCGAGCACCAGGCCAAGGTCACCATGCATGTCGACGGGCTCGCCGCCTCGGCGGCCTCGTTCATCTGCATGGCCGGCGACACGATCGAGATGGCCGAAGGCGCCTTCATGATGATCCACGATGCCTGGGCGTTCTGCGCCGGCACCGCCGACGACATGACCCGCATGGCGGCGCTCCTGACCACCGTCAACGGCACCATCGCCGATGTCTATGCCGCGCGCACCGGCCAGTCGAAGGACCAGGTGGCTTCCTGGATGGCCGACGAGACCTGGATGACCGCCGCCGATTGCGTCGACCGCAAATTCGCCGACCGGCTTTCGCCCAATCTCCAGGTCGCCGCCGCGGTGCGCGACGCCAGCCGCTTCCGCAACCTCCCCGCCGCGCTGCGCCCGCGCCGCGCCGCCGCCGCCGCCGAGCTCGTCCGCATCGCCGCAGCGCGGCGCTGATCCGAGTCACCCCGGGAGGCATGGAGGGTTTCACATCCCATCCCTTGCCGACTATTTGAAAATGGATGCCGCCCGCCGGCGCGAAGAGAACTTTGCGCTCGACTTGGTTTCGCCCGTCCCGCCCGCGCGCCTCACCCGCAAGGGTGTCAATGCCGGGCTCTATCAGAGCGCTTGGATACGTAGGGCCACTGAGCAAGCCGCCTCCATGACGGCTGAGCCCGCGCCGCGCTGATCCACGCTGCAAACTTTGCAGCATTCCTGATCCGGCCCTTTCGGCCGCTCGCCCTTCCGCCGCCTGGGCACCGGCACGCATGAGGTAAAAACCTATGCACCACAAGGCCGATGTCCTGGCCGCCATTGGCCAGATCAAGCGGGGCACCGTCTTCATGGTCCCCGTCACCATCGAGGCGCTGCGCGCGCGCCAGCAGGAGATCGACGACGGCTCGAAGGCGATCCTCGCCGCCGCTGATGCCGAGGAGCGCGACTTGACCCCGGAAGAGGTCGCGTCGATCGGCCAGAACCGCACCGAGATGGAGCGCATCGCCGCCCAGATCGAGGCGCGCGAGAGCGTGATCCAGCCGCAGGCCGGCGCCGGCCGCCGCACCGCGCCCGAGATCATCGTCGCCAATGGCGCGGGCCGCGTTGCGCCGCAGCTGCGCGCCACCGATCCGCGCGGCGGCTTCCGCAGCTTCGGCGAGTTCGCGTCCCTCGTCCGTGCCGCCGCCGTCTCCGGCCAGCCCGAAGCGCGGCTCTTGAACGCCACCACGACCTGGGGCGGCGAGGGCAGCGGCGCCGATGGCGGCTTCGCCGTGCCGCCGACCTTCCGCACCACGATCTGGGAAAAGGTCATGGCGGAGGAGAACCTCTTGAACCGCTGCGCCGAGCTCACCACGGGCGGCAATTCGATCACTATCCCGTCCGACGAGACGACGCCGTGGGACACCTCGAACGGCATCCAGGTCTACTGGGAGGCCGAGGCCGCCACGGTCACCGCATCGAAGCCGCAGCTCGATCTGAAGACGATCCGCCTCGGCAAGCTGATGGGCCTGGTGCCGATCACCGACGAGCTCCTCGAGGACGCGCCCGGGCTCGAGAGCTGGCTCCTCGCCAAGGCGCCGGCCAAGATGGCGGCGAAGATCAATACCGCGATCATCGCCGGCAGCGGCGTCGGCCAGCCGCTCGGCATCCTCAACGCCGGCTGCACCGTCTCGATCGCCGAGGAATCGAGCCAGTCCGCCGCCACCATCCTCTTCGCCAATATCGAGAAGATGTGGGCGGCGCTTTATGGCCCGTGCCGCCGCAACGCGGTGTGGCTCATCAACCAGGACGTCGAGCCGCAATTGAACGCGATCGCGTTCGACCCCAAGGCCTCGTCCAAGGTCCCGGCCTATCTGCCGGCCAACGGCCTCTCGGTCGAGCCCTATGCGACCCTGATGGGCCGCCCGGTGGTGCCGCTCGAGGCGTGCCAGACGATCGGCACGGTCGGCGACATCATCCTGGCCGACATGAACCAGTACTGGGCCTTGACCAAGGGCCAGGGCGGCATGAAGACCGATGTCTCCATGCATCTCTATTTCGACCAGGGCCTGCAGGCCTTCCGCTTCACCTTCCGCGTCAACGGCCAGCCCGCCTGGGGCAAGTCGATCACGCCGCAGTACGGCACCATGAAGCGCAGCTGCTTCGTGACTCTCGCGACGCGGAGCTAGTTCTCTCTCTGCTTCGCACGACGGGCGCGCGGGTCGCGCGCCCTGTGCTACGCGGGTAACCCTCATCCCTACGCCCCAGGAGGGGCAAGCCGATGTCCGTCAATCAGCATTTCCTCGAAAAAGTGCATCCCGTCTCGGCGATCGTGCCGGTCAACATGCAGACCGGCGCCAATAACGGCGACTGGGTTTCGCTCAAGGATTACGGGCGCTGCGCGATCGTGTTCTTCGCGGCGCTCGACAGCACCAGCACCGACGCCCCGACTTTGACCTTGAGCCAGGCCAAGGACGTCTCGGGCACCAGCTCCAAGGGCCTCACCTTCACCCGCGCCGACTACGTCGAATCGACGGCGCTGACGGCCGGCGACACTTTCACCACGGTGACCCAGGCCGCCGCCAGCACCTTCAGCGTCACCGGGTCGGGCGGGCTGCAGAAGATCTGGGTCGTGGACATCAAGGCCGAGGATCTCGACATCGCCAACGGCTTCTGTTGCCTCCAGGCGGCCGTCACCGATGCCGGCACCACGGCGCACACCCAATTGGGCTGCGCCCTCTACATGCTGCACGAGCCCCGCTACGAGGCCGTGCCCGACCCGTCGGCCACCGTCAACTAGGCGCGCGCGCGCTCACCATGGACTCCGTTGGCGGCGCCGCCATCGTCTCCGCCCTGGCCCAGGTTTGGGCCGGGGCCGAGATCGGCGCCGGCACCGAGATCCATCCCTTCGCCCTTGTCGGCAAGGAGCCCAAGGGCCCGGTCGAGCGCACGCCCATCTTCGCGCGGCGGCTCATCATCGGCCGGAACTGCCAGATCGGCCCGCATGTGACCTTGTATTTCGATGTCGAGCTTGGCGACGAGGTCCTGATCGGCGATGCCGCCTCGGTGCGCGAGGGCGCAAGGATCGGCGACCGTTGCCTGATCTCGCGCTGCTGCACCTTGAACTTCAACGTGACGGTCGGCGCGGGGACGCGGATCATGGACTCGACGCATGTCGTCGGCGACACGGTGATCGGCGCCAATTGCTTCATCGGCGTCGGCGTCGTCATGATCTCCGACAAGTCCCCCGGGCGCCTGCCTTACGATCCGGTGCGCGTCCATGGCCCGGCGATCGAGGACGATGTCGTGGTCGGCTCCGGCGCCATCATCCTGCCGGTGCGCATCGGCAAGGGCGCCGCGATCGCCGCCGGCGCGCTCGTCACCAAGGACGTGCCCGCCGGCGCCACCGCCGTCGGAGCGCCGGCGCGATGGTGATCGTCGCGCCCTTTTACGCGCCGCGGCCGGATCATCCGAAATTCCGCGACTACATCCCGCTGCTGCGGCTGCAGGACCGCTCGGTGCGGCATTTCGGCCATATCCAGACGGTGCTCACCGACAGCGCCTTCGTCGCGCGCCTGTTCCCGGCGCTCAGGGCCGAGCTGCCGCACGCGCTGATGAAAGCGAGCCACGCGGCGCAGCTCGCAGCGCTGCAAGCCGGCCTGCCCGGCGATCTCGTGCTCACCGGCGCCGATTGCCTGCTCGGACGCGACCCGGCGGCCCTGTTCGATGGCAGCTTCGATCTCGCGGCGACCACGCACCCCTTCTCGGACTGCATCCTCAACACCGGCGCGATCTTCGTGCCGAAAGGATGCGGCTCCAAAGTGGCAAAGTTCTGGGAGCAGGCGCTCCGAACCTGCGGCGATCACTGGGGCGACGATCAGCGCTCGCTCGCCGCCGCTTTGGGCGCGACCCTCGAGCGCGGGCTCCACGACCGCGGCGGGCTCCGGGTCAAGTTCCTGCCCTGCCGCGACCACAACTGGGCGCCCGATCACGCCGAGGACCCCTGCACCGCGACGGTCGTGCATTTCCGCGGCCCCCGCAAGGACTGGATGGCGCAATGGATGGCCCGGTTTCAGCCCCAGGCGTAGTGCCGGCCACCCACGGCGAGATCTGGGCACCGGAGCCGCAGTGGCTCGGCCGCACCGTCTTCCTCTTGGGCGGCGGCCCCTCCTTGCGCGACTTCAAGGTGCAGCGCTTGAAGGGCAAGACCGTGATGGCGGTCAATTCCTCGTGCCACGCCGCGCCCTGGGCCGACATCCTGTTCTTCACCGATTACAACTGGATGCAGGCCCATCTCGATATCGTCAAAGCCTGGAAGGGCCTGGTGGTCACGCCGTCCTCGCACGCCAAGACGGTGCTGGGCGACCGCATCCGCCGCATCCAGCTGGTGAACCGCCCCGATTTCTCGCGCCCCGGCGAGCTCACCCTCAAATTCGGCCGCTCCTCCGGCCACACCGCGATCAGCCTCGCCGTGGCCTTGGGCGCCGCGCGCATCGTGCTCCTGGGCTACGACATGCGCCGGGTCGACGGGCGGTCCCATCACCACGACGATTACCTCAACACCACCGACGCGCTCTACGAGCGCGACTTCATCCCCTGGTTCAAGGGTTGGAACGAGGCGGCGCAGGCCCGCGGCATTGAGATTTTGAACGCAACGCCCGGGAGCGCCCTCCTCGAATTCCCGCTCGTCTCGATCGAGGATGTGCTGCGCAGCGAAGACCGCGAGACCTCGGCGCCCGTCGTGCGAAGCCAAGAAGACTCCCATGCCTGACCAGATCATCACCACGGTGACGGTGCTGGCCTCGACCTACGACCTGACCCTGCTCGCGACCTTGAAGGAGGAATTGAACGTCTCCTCCTCGACCGACGACAAATACATGGGCCGGGTCATCACCGAGACGTCGCGCTTCGCGATGCAGTCCTGCAACCGGGTCTTCGCTGTCGAGACCTTGACCGATGTGATCGAGCTTGACGAGAGCCGGCTCGACGGCTGGGACGTGCAGCAGGGCTCGATCGTGCAGCTGTCGCGCTGGCCGGTGACCGCGATCCAATCCTTGGTCGAGCGCGACTTCGCCGGCAACGACCTGGCGCTCGTCCAGGATACCGACTTCACCCTCGACCCGCTCAGGGGCCAGGTCATCCGGCTCTATCCGCCGACGGGGCTGCCCAACTGGTGGTGGGGCCGGCGCCTGACGGTTGCCTATACCGCGGGCTACGCCGCCGTGCCGCCCGATCTCGAAGGTGCGGTGCTGCGGCTCTGCGTCGCGCGCGTCAAGGCGCGCGGCCGCGACCCGCTCTTGAGGAGCTTCGACGATCCGCGCGTCGGCATCCAGACCTGGTGGGTCGGCTCCCCCGGCACCAGCGGTTCGCTGCCCGAGGAGATCGCGGGCGTGCTCAACAATTATCGCGTTCCGGTGGCGGGCTGATGGAACTGGGCTTTACCATTTCCGGCGAGCTGCGCGTCGCGCGCCGCTTCGAGGAGTTCCCCAAGGCGCTGCATGACGGCTACGTCGCCACGATCGGCGCGCTGACCGCGCGGCTCAAGGGCGCGATCCTCGCCGCCGTGCCGCGCCGCACCGGCAAGCTCGCCGGCGAGATCGAGAGCACGCTCTACGACAACGGCGACAAGGGCGTCCGTGGCCGGGTCGCCGTCACCGGCGATTTCGCCAAGGCCGCGACCCTCGAATACGGCAGCCACAAGACCGTCATGGTGAACCTGGGCTCCGCCGGCGCGCGCGGCCGCCAGGGCCATATCAAGATCACCGCCGCGCTGATGCGGCAGAGCGACAAGATCGGCGCGGCTTTCGAGCGCCATATGAACATCGACGCGCGGCGCTTCCTGCGCGGCCCGCGCGCCGAGCTCGAGGCCGAGATTGAGGCGTCGCTCGCGGCGGTCGTGACCCGCGCCATCGCGGACGCGCCCTGATGGCGCTCGAGGCGATCATGGCGGCGCTCGGCGAGCGCATCGCGGCGTTGCCGGAATTGAAGACGTCCGGGCGCCGCGTCGTGCCGTGGAACCAGCTGGGCGACCAGCCCGCCGCTTTCCTGCGCCATACCGGCGGCACGGTCGAGAGCAAGGGGCCGGGTCTCCGCCTCACCAAGATGGGCGCCGACCTCTTCGTCTATGCCCAAGGCGGCCGCCATCCCGACGAGACGCCGGAATCCTATTTGAACGACCTCAAGGACGCGCTCGAACCGGCCTTCGCGCCCGACAATTTTGCGCTCCGCACCCTGACGCTCGGCGGCCTGGTGCATGACTGCCGCATCGAGGGCGAGCTCGTCTTCGCCCCCGGCGACGCCGGCGCCCAGTCGGTCGTGCTGGTGCCGCTGATGATTATTCTACCGGAAATCCTGCAGCCGCGGGCGTAGCACAAGGGCGCAAGCCCGTCGTGCGAATCCAACCAACAACGGAGAAACCGCCATGCTTCCAGCCTTCGGCCCCGGCTCGCTGCTCGTGCGCCGCACCGACATCGCCGGCCAGACGCCGGTGAATATCGGCTATGCCAACGAGTTCGCGCTCGAGCAGGCCTTCACCACCAAGGATCTCTACGGCCAGAACGATCTTCCGCTGCTGCGCGCGCACGGCACCCGCAAGGTGACGGCGAAGGCCAAGTCGGCGCTCATTTCCGCCCTGGCCTTCAACTCGGTGTTCTTCGGCGCGACCTTGGCAGGCGGCCAGAACACGGTGGCGCTGACCGAGTCCCATACCATCACCACCGCGGGCACGACGACGATCGCGCCGCCGGCATCGGGCACCTTCAAGCGCGATCTCGGCGTTATGAACGCCGCGACCGGCCTGCCCCTCCAGGTCCACGCCACGCCCTCGACCTTGCAATATTCGGTGGTCGAATCCACGGGCGTCTATACCTGGGCCGCCGCCGATATCGGCAAGACCGTGCTCATCACCTATCTCTACAACGTCGCGGCGGTCGGGCAGAATCTGCTGATCGCCAGCAAGCTGATCGGCTCGACGCCGACCTTCGAGGCCTGGTATTACACCGCCGTCAGCCAGCCCGGCGGCGCCGTGCCCTTGACGATCGAGCTCTACAGCTGCACCGCCGACAAGCTCAACATGCAGTTCAAGCTCGAGGACTTCATGCTGCCGGAATTCGACTTCGGCTGCGCCGCCAACGCCGCCGGCAATCTCGGCCAGCTGAATTTCGGCGAGGTCTCGTGATGCAGAGGATCACGGTCACATTCGGCGGCGTGCCCTATTCCGGACTGCCGCTGACCCTCGACGCGCTCGAAGAGGTGCGCAAGGCGCCGGCCGGGAATTTCGATATCGCCGTGGTGCGCGCCTTTCTCGCCGACGAGGCGACGGAGCCGAAGGCACCGGACAAGCCGCGCGCCTTCCCCGGAGAGCTGGCGGACGCCGTCCGCGCCATTCTGGCACTGAGCGAGATGACGCTGGGGGAAGCGCCGGCGGGGGCCGTCTAGGCGAGATCGACTTCGCCGCTTTGCGTGCGCGGCTCGCGACCGGGCTCTCGAAGCTCCCGCACGAGGTCGGCCGCATCCGTCTCCCGCATCTTTCGGCGTTGCTCGCCTATTGGAGCGGCCACCCGCCGATCCATGATCTCCTGGCGATGTTGGCGCGCTGCTACACGACCTGGAAACCGGCACAAGCAGCGGAAGCCGCAGCGCCTGCGCCCGGCTCTCTCCCCGACCTTGCGATGCTGCGGCATGAGGCGCCGGACAGCGGGCTCATCGTCCATCGCGGCATCAGGCTCATCGACATGCTCCGGCCGGGAAACAGGACGTAAAGCCCGTAGCGCAGCGGCGCGTCGGCGCCGCATCGGGCGAAGGAAGCCAAAACCAGCATGCCTTCCAATATCTCCGTTTCGATCTCGGCCGAGACATCTGACCTGACGGCCAAGCTGGCGGTCGCGCAGTCGAGCGTGCGCGGCTTCGGCGCCGAGCTGCGCAAGGCGGCCGACGAGATGCGCAACGCCGGCTCCGGCGCAAGCGCCGAGATGCAGGCCAATGTCGAGCGCATCGCGGCGCAGTTTGCTGCGGCACAGAATTCGGCCGCAGGCTATCGTTCCGAGCTGCGCGCGACGACAGGTGCCACGACCGATGCCGGGCTCTCGTTCGGGGCCTTGAAGAAGGGCATCGCCGCCGCCTTCGCGGCCTTGGGCGTCGAGCGCGTCGTCGAATTCGCGCGGTCGATGGCGGAGGCCGGCGCCCAGGCGCTGCATCTCTCCGAGCAATTGGGCCTTTCGGTGCAGCAGGTCGGCGCCTTCGAATTCGCCGCCCAGGCGATGGGCGTGCCGGTCGACCAGGCCGCGACGTTGTTGGAGCGGCTCGAGCGCAACATGAGCCAGGCCGCCGGCAACGCCAAGGGCCCGGCGGCGCAGGCGTTCAACGCGCTGGGGATCTCCGTCACCGGCGCCGACGGGCATCTGAAGTCGCTCGACACCATCCTGCCGCAGATCGCCGAGAAATTCGCCGCGACGCGCGACGGGCCGGAGAAGACGGCGATTGCCATGGCGCTCCTGGGCCGTGCCGGCGCCGCCATGATCCCGCTCTTGGACGAGGGCAAGGCCGGGCTCGACCGCATGGCGCAGTCTGCGCTCGAGGCGGGCTCGCGCACCAAGGAGATGGCGCAGCGCGCCGAGGACACCGCGCGGGCGTTCGGCGAGGCCCAGGCCGCGACGACAGGACTCGCCGCCTCGCTCTTCGACAAGCTCGATCCCATCATCCGCACCGAGGTGACGGGCTGGACCCGATTGACCGAGGCGGTCACCCGGTTTTTGAACGTCACCGATCAGGCCAAGCTCGACAATCTCGGCACCGAGCTGCGCAAGATCGACTCGGCGCTCGCCGCAGGGGCGGCCGAAGGCCCGATCGACGAGAATACCGGCCTGGTCAGCCGCATCGGCCTGTCCGACGCGCAGATGAGCACGATGCGGAAGCGCAAGGCCGAGGTCGAGGCGATGATCGCCGAGATGCAGACCCGGATCGCCGACGCCAACAAGCCGCAAGTCGAGACAAAGCCGGCGCTGCCGACAATGGCGGGGCCCGACGCCAATCAGCACAAGGCCGCCGCCGAGCAGACCCGCGCGCTCGAGGAGATCGGCCGCGCGACGCAGGAGATGGCGCGCAAGAACGCCGCCGCGGTGAAGAAATATGTCGACGACGTGCAGGGTTCCTATCGCGAAGAGGCGCAGGGCGAGGTCGCGCTGGCGCAAATGGTGCTGACGCAGAAGGAGGCGGCAATCCGCGCCGCGGCCGCTGCCGGGCGCATCTCTTCGTCGCAGGAAGTGGCGCAACTGCGCCAGGTCGCGACCGAAGAAGAGGCCATCGCCGAGCGCGCGCTGCAATCCGAGCTCGCCGACGACAAGCTGTCGCTGACCCAGAAGGCGCATATCAATACCGAGATCCTGCAGCAGCGCCAGAAGCTCGCGGCCGACCTCGCCAAGATCGACGAGCAGGCGGCGCAGCAGCAGCAGCGCACTGCGCAGCAGACCTTCGACAAGGTGACGCAGCCCTTGAACCAGATGGTGCGCTCGGTCATCTCCGGCCACCAGTCGATCGGCGAGGCGGCGAAGGCGATGTGGACCGGCTTGGCCTCGACCGCGATCGAGAACATCGCCAAGATCATGCTGCAGGAACTGGCCCATCTCGCCTTCAGCCAGGCGATCGACGCGGCG